ATTATGTCAGAATTTTTTAGAACACAAATGGGTCGTAAATTAATAGACGGAGATATACCTAAATTGGTAAATGTCTTAGAGAGAATTGCGATTCAGTTAGAAAGAAAAAACAAATTAGAAGAAAAGAAATTTGTTTTAGAAGAAAGAATACAAAAGCTTACAATAAAAGAATCAAATAAGAATGCCTAAAAAGGATATCACATATAAACAATTTATTGCTCACATGGATAAGGGTAATAAAGTTTATATGAAAAAACCTAGATCATGGCAAAAGGTATGGTTCTGGTGGGAAAGTAAAAAAGAGAAATGGTTTTTAAATAAAGCATTTGATAAAAGAGAAGATGGAAGAGTAGAACCTGAACCTTCAGTATGGATAACTGCAAAGCAAATGGAAAGTCACATGGATCATATGTCAAGGCAAGGTTATAAATATCATATAGATGAATAAATTAATAGCAGCGTTTTGTTTATTCTTTTTAGGCCAAACAATGATATGGGTACAAACTAATGGTCAATTTGTATGGCCTTGGTTTAAAAAGAATCCTTTTGCGGTATCAATTATATTTGGTACAACTATTAGTTACATATTAATTTATGGTACTAGGTTTATTGTAGAACATTATGATGGTCTTTTATGGCCTGGTAGATTTATAGCATTTGGTTCTGGTATTATTTCTTTTACATTTTTAACTTGGTATCTTTTAGGTGAAGGTATTACTACAAAAACAATAGTATCTTTATTCTTAGCATGTAGCTTAATAGGAATACAACTTTTCTGGAAATAATGAAAGATCCATATAGCATATTAGGAGTAAATAAATCTTCATCAGCAAGTGATATTAAAAAAGCTTATAGAAAGTTAGCTAAAGAATATCACCCTGATAAGGCCGAGGGTAATGAAGAAAGATTTAAAGAAATTGCTGATGCATATGAAACACTAGGAAATCCCCAAAAGAAAACTGAATATGACCAAAGACAATCTAATCCATTTGGTGGAGGGTTTGGTGGAGATTTTTCTGAAAGCATGTTCGAGGATTTACTTAGAAATCAAAATTTTAGTGGAGCCTTTAATGCAAGATATGGTTATAATCAAAGAGGTAGAAATACCAGTGGAGTTTTACGTATAACACTTGCTGATTCTTATTATGGTACTAGCAGAGATGTTAGCCTAGGTATGAAAACTATAAAGGTTGATATTCCACCAGGTATAAGAAGTGGGCAAAAGTTAAGATTAAAAGGTTTAGGACAAAGAGGACAGACTGAAGAATTGAGTGGTGATCTTATAATGACAATAGAGGTTATAAATGATAATAACTTTTTTATAGATAATCAAGGTTTGCATACAATTAAAAACATAAATTTGTTTGATGCAATATTAGGAGGTAAGGAAACTATTGATTGTTTTGACAAAACCATAACATTTAATATTCCTCCTGGGACGGCTAATGGAAAAGTATTAAGAGTTAAAGGTAAAGGGTTTCCTATTTATAAACAAGAAGGTAAGTTTTCAGATTTACTTATAAGTATTATAGTAGACATACCTACTGATTTAGATGAAGAAGATAAAAAAGCAATACAAAAAATAAAAGATAAACATAATGGAAAGTAATCACGGAATGGGTTTTGGAGATGATTTTATTAAAAGCTTGTTGTTAACACTAGAGCAAACAAACTTTGATGAGTTTATGAATCTATCATATGCTGTAATGATGCAAAGCCCTAGTCAAGTTTTAAAAAGAAAAGATTCTGTAGAACTGAAACTTAAAGCTATTAATGGAATGATAAAATATTTTGAGGAAATAGAAGCATACGAAAAATGTACTAACTTACAGAAGCTTAAACAGTTATTATTCTTAGATACTCCAAATGATGAAGAAGTATAAAATAAAAGCACAAATAAATAAACAAATAATTAACTATGCAAACAAGCCTAATCATAACAGACAATTTTTATAATGAACCAGATGAGATTAGAAAATATGCCTTAGCTCAAGAATTTGGAACTAGGGGTAATTTTCCTGGCCAAAGAACTAAGCCAGTTCATCACTGGGATTGTAAAGAAGTAATACAAAGAATTATACAAAGTCACGGTGGAGAGATAACATATTTTGGTGATGCTTACACTACAGCATTTCAATATACAACAGAAAAAGATTCTAGTTGGATTCATGCAGACCAAACCACAAACTGGGCAGGTGTTTTATACTTAACACCTGATGCACCGGCTAATGGTGGTACTGGTTTATTTAGGCATAAGGAAACAGGCTGGGAAACTGCACCAAGATTAAAAAATGGTAATTACGATCAAAAGGGACTTGATAAGGTAAACGCCGATGCAAGAAATTATGATGCGTGGGAAATGACTGCAATGACAGCACCTATTTATAATAGATTGGTTTTATATAGAGGAGATATGTTTCATACTTCGTTAGAATATTTTGGCAAAGACAAATATGATGGTAGGTTATTTCAAACATTCTTTTTTGATACAGAATATTAAAGGACTTAATTGTCCGATGGTGTAACTGGCAACACGTCTGGTTTTGGTCCAGAAGAGTCTAGGTTCGATCCCTAGTCGGACAACATTGTTTCATAATTGTTAATAACTTTTTTAAAATAACAAGAATTTATAGTTCAGATCCCAAGAAAATGTATTATATTTATATTATAATAAATTAAACAAAACGGAATATGACTGAACTAACAAACAACTTTGATTATCTACAATCTTTCATTAATGAAATGAATGATTCATCTTCAGGTAATCATAAAATTGCAACTATCAAAAAGTATGCTGATAACTCAGAAGAAAATGACGATAGAGAATTTCTACAAAATATTTTCTACTATACTTATAATCCTTACTTTAAGTATAATGTTACATCCAAGAATTGCAAAAAGAATTTCGATTTACTAGGTCACCCTAATACTTATGGAAGTATTTTTACTTTATTGGATGATTTAAGAAATAGAGTTTGTACTGGTCATACTGCGATTGCAAATGTTAACAGATTTATTTTAGAAAACAAACAATATGAAACTCTTATCTACAACATTATTGATAGAGACCTTAAAATGGGTGCTAATACTACATCAATTAATAAAGCAGTACACCCTGATTTAATTCCAACATTTAAGGTTGCATTAGCAAATCCTTATAATGTAAAAAGAGTAGATTTTCAAAGTGGAGATTGGTACGGTTCCAGAAAATTAGATGGAGTTCGATGTATTTGCCGAAAAGAAATGAATACAGTAACATTCTATTCTAGAAGTGGTAAAGAATTTTTAACGCTAGATAATTTAGCAAATGAAATTTCTAAGATAGGTGGTGATTTTATCCTAGATGGAGAAATCTGTATGGTTGATAAAGATGGTAATGAAGACTTCCAAGGAATTATGAAACAAATCAGAAAGAAGGATCATCAAATAGATAATCCTAAATTCTTTGTATTTGATTATTTAACTTTAGAACAATTTGATAATAAGACTGGAACTACACCATTAACATTTAGATTAGAATTAGGAAAGAATAGTTTACCAGAAAATATTAATTCTGATATGTTAGAATTCTTACCACAAGAACAATTAACTACCGAGGAACAATTTACTGAAATGGCAAAGGATGCTGAAGAGGCAGGATTTGAAGGAATCATGGTTAGAAAGAATGTAGGCTATGAAGGTAAAAGAAGCCATAATCTACTAAAGGTTAAAAAATTCCATGATGCAGAATATACTGTCCTAGATGCAATCAACGGAAATATCCGATGGACAGAAAATGGTAAACAGGTAGAAAGAGAATGTTTAAGCAGTATTATAATTGAACATAAAGGATGTAGAGTTAGTGTAGGATCAGGATTTTCTAAAGAACAAAGAGAAATGTATTATGAATCTCCACAAGATATTATTGGTAAGACTGTAACTATTCAGTATTTTGAGGAAAGCAAAAATCAAAACGGAGGATATAGTCTAAGATTTCCTGTATTAAAACATGTTTATGCTAACGGAAGGGATTGCTAATCGCAGACACCTTTTAAGTACATCTAATGTGTTCTACATATTTAATTGATAAATAATAAAAGGAAAATTTAAAGTGAGGCTATTTGAAGCAAATAAAAGAAATGCAATTACCATATTTGATGTGGATGATACTCTTGTAGTTA